GCTGAGGTAAAACAAGCATACCAAGGTGAAAGTTCAATCTTGGGATGTGTAAGGCTAAGACAAGGTGTACAAGGGCAAACATACAAGTTTCCTAAACTTGGAAAGGGATCTGCTACTGCAAGAATTCCTCAGACAGATGTTACTCCATTGAATGTAACTTATTCACAAGTTACAGCTACAATGAGTGATTTCAATGCTGCTGAATATTCAGACATTTTCCACCAAGCTAAGGTGAACTTTGATGAAAGGCAAGAGTTAGTCCAAGTCGTATCTAAAGCGATAGGTAGAAGAATGGACCAACTTATAATAGATGCTGTTAATGCTGCATCTGGTACTGGAACTGTAGCTAAAAATGTAGTTACATCTGGTTCAGCTGCAAACTCAAATCTGAATGTTGGAAAGCTGATAGCTGCTAAAAAAGCTCTTGATGCTAAAAATGTTCCATTTGATGATAGACACATCATAATCCACGCAAACTCATTATCTGGATTACTAGCTGATGAGAGAGCAATCTCTGGCGATTTCGCTAGTATTAAAGCTCTGGTATCTGGAGAGATCAATACTTTCCTAGGTTTCAGATTTTATGTTCTAGGTGATAGAGATGAAGGTGGATTACCATTGGCAACTAACGACAGAACTTGTTTTGCGTTCCATAGATCTGCTGTAGGTATGGCAGTTAATATGGCACAAAAAACTGAGATCAACTATGTTCCAGAGAAAACATCATTCTTGGTGAACTCAATGTTCTCAGCTGGTGCTGTTGCTATTGATCCAGATGGTATCGTAAAAATAACAACTGATGAAAGCTAATAAGAAGGAGAATAATTATGGCGTTTGATAAAACAGGACTACAACCTATTGGTGGTCAAGCAAAAGCTGGTAATGCTCCTCAAATGTGGAGCTACACATCAACTGATGCTAAAACAGCTATTGATGCAGAGGGATACTTCAATGATGTATCTGATCTGTTAAAAGTTGGAGATATAATTTATGTCCACGCATCAACTGGTGGTACGAGAACTTACTCGTTACACCCAGTAGTCAGCAACGCAAGTGGTGTTGTTGATATTGGTGATGGTACAGCTATATCTGCTACTGATAGCGACTAATCAACTAAACATGGGGAGGCCCTTGATGGGCCTCTTCATTTATTAAAGGAATACTATGGCAAGTGGAGATACAAAAGTAACTATTGTAAACCAGGCATTGGTGTTGTTAGGCTCAGACACAATTTCGTCATTTTCTGATACAACTAATGATGCTGCAAGAGTAGCTGATAGTATTTATGAAACAATCAAAGGAAAAACTTTATCATTATATCCCTGGTCCTTTGCTCTTGTAAAAGAACAACTAGCAAGATCAACAGCAACACCAGTAAATGAATGGACTTATTTATACCCTTTACCCTCAACTGCTGTAAGTGGTACAGCACTACAAGTTTATAACTCAAGCTCAACAAGAGTATTGCCAATCCAAAACTATGAATTAGTTTATACAAGTTCTGGACCAGCAATAGCTACTAACGAAGAGAAGATCTACATTGATTATATATCAAGTGTTGTATCCGAAGGCTTGATGCCTAATTATTTTGTACAGCTTTTAGTTTACATGTTAGCCTGGCATTTAGCTGAACCAGTAACAGATCAAATAACAAAGGCAGAATACTGGAGAGGTGTAGCTTTGGGTTCATTAACTGAAAATGGAAGGGGTGGGTATTTTCGCCAGGCATGTAATATAGATGGTAGAGGTAAACCAAATTATGCAATAGTAGATTTCCCATTGACAGATGTTAGATGAGCAGAGCAGTAACTATACAAACAAACTTTACTACTGGTGAGGTAGATCCATTATTAAAATCTCGTATAGACATCAATCAATACTACAACGCATTAGATCAAGCTCGTAATGTTTTAATACAGCCTCAAGGTGGAATAGAAAGAAGGCCAGGATTACAATTTATATTTGAGGTACCAAGTGCTGCCAATCCACAAAATGGAATGAAACTTATACCTTTTGAATTTTCAACTACACAAAGTTATATGCTTTTATTTGTACATAACAGAATGTACATTTTTAAAAATAAAGAATTAGTAACAAACATAAACTCAAGTGGTAATGATTACCTAACAACAACTATAGGATCTACAGTTCTTGCAACTATGGATCATACACAATCAGCAGATACATTGATTGTGGTCCAGGAAGATATGGCTCCTAAAAAAATAGTAAGAGGTGGTTCTCATTCAACATGGACAATATCAGATATATCATTTGAATTTATACCTAAGTTTAATTTTACTCCAGCTGAAACTACTATCAATCAAACTATTACACCATCAGCTGTAGATGGAAATATTACAATAACTGCTGGTGGATCTGTTTTTACATCAAGTCATGTCAATCAATTTGTAGAGGCTAATGATGGTATGGGTAGAGCAAGAATTACAAGATTTGTTTCTGGTACATCTGTAGAGGCAGTAGTAGAAATACCATTCTTTAATACATCAGCTATTGCATCTGGAGGAACTTTTTTAGATACTGGTTATGAGGATAGCTTTTCTACATCAAAAGGTTTTCCAAGGACTTGTACATTCCATGAAGGTAGGCTTTACTTTGGTGGTGTTAAGTCAAGACCTAATACAATCTTTGCATCAAGAGTAGCCAGGTTCTTTGATTTCAATCCTGGTGAGGCTTTAGATGATGATAGTATTGAACTAACAATATCTACAGATAGTACCAATGCAATAACTGGTATGTTCTCTGGTAGAGATCTACAGATCTTTACAAAAGGTGGTGAGTTCTTTTTACCACAATCAACACTTGATCCTATTACTCCTACTAATGTTGTAGTTAATGGTGCAACAAGAAGAGGATCTAAAGAAGGTATCAAACCAGTAGGAGCTGAGAGTGGTACATTATTTATACAAAGAGCTGGTAAATCTTTGAGAGAGTTTTTATTTAGTGATGTAGAATTATCTTACATATCAAACAATATTTCTTTGTTATCATCTCACTTGCTAAAATCCCCATCAGATATGGCCCTCCGAAAAGCAACATCAACTACTGATGGGGATCTATTACTTATAGTGAATGAAACAGATGGATCCCTGGCTACATACTCAATACTTAGAGGACAGAATGTTATAGCTCCTAGTCTAAGTACAACAGATGGTGAGTTTGTAAATGTAGGAGTAGATGTGGACCAAATATATTTTACAGTAAAAAGAACTATTAGTAGTGCTGATAAATATTATGTGGAGTGTTTTAATGATGACAATACAACTGATAGTGCAAAATTATATAGTGGTGGTAGTAAACCATCTACAACAACTGTAACTGGGTTATCACATCTTGAAGGTAAAACAGTAAAGGTTATTGCAGATGATCAAATGCAACTTGATAAAACTGTAAGCTCTGGTCAGATAACATTAGATGCAGTACCTACAACTTATGTAGAGATAGGATTAAATTATACACCTACTATCAAAACACTACCAGTAGAGCTCAAACTATCTAGTGGTAATATAGTGGCCCAAAAGAAAAGAATAGTAGAGGCAACTGCTAATTTATATCTCTCGCAAAATCTTACATTAAATGGTAATGATTTATTATTTGTAGCTGGTGATTTTTTTACTGGTAAGAAAAGAAAGAAACCAATGCTTGGATATGATAGAGATGGACAGATGACATTCTCCCAGTCTGCTCCATTATTTTTTACATTATTGGGAGTAGAATATAAAGTGAGTGTAGGACAATAGTATGGCAGTAAATCCATTTGTAGTTTTAGCAGTAGCATCATCTTTTGGTAAGGCTTATGCAACCTATCAAGCTGGTATGGCTCAAAAGGCTTACTATGATAGTCAAGCAGTCATGAGCCAACTACAATACAAATCAAAAGAGATAGAGGCTAAAGAGGCTGGAGTAGAGGTTTTAAAAAAAACAAATGAGGCTTTGGCAACTATAATAGCTAAAGCTGCTGCTGGTGGTATGTTACCAAATGAAGGTTCAGCTTTACTTGCTCAAACTTTATCAATCAAAGAAGGGGCCGAAGATTTCCAAGTATCTAAATTAAATGAAGAGATTATACAAAACTTAGGACTAATAGAATTTCAAAATCTTAAAATGGCTGGTAAGTTTGCTAAACAAGCTGGTATCATGGGTGCTATCTTTGGACTTGGTACTGATATAGCAACGATAGGTATTAAGACTGGTACACCTGGAGATGGAGGTAAAAAGTAACATGAGTGTAAGAAAAGTATTTCCAGGTGGTATGATTAGACCAGTTAGTATTCCTAATGTAAATTTTTCACAATTCCAGGTCCAATCATCTGCATTTAATAATCTTGCACAAAGATTAGATAGGATGATGAACTTTGCTGTACAACAAGGAGAGAAGGTAGCAATAGAGGAAGGTAAAAAATTTGCTGCATCTAATCCACTTGATGCCGATACTTTTTACAATGCAGATCCAGAGGAAAGAGAAAAACTTGTAGGTGGTGATAATATTACATCTTATGGCAGAGCTCTTAAAATTGCACAAATAAATTTACTTGCAACTGATTTGTCAATCAAAGCTCAAGGTGATTTTACAAAATTAAAAGTTATAGCTGTAGGTTCAAACATGAATGCAGATATGTATGAACAAGGTTTAAATGCTATTGTTCAAGGATACTCTGATAGTTTATTAGATGTAGATGCAGAGGCAGCTCTTACAGTAAAAGCTCAGTTAGCATCAAAAGCTAATACACTTT